ACTCGTACCAGACAAGCCAAAGATTGACCCTGTCTCTGGTAAAAAAATTGATCCTCAGAGTGGAAGGTTGACATGATGAGTGAAGATCTTTCGATTGATGCAAGACAAGAAACTCGTATTGTCTGCACAGAAATGAAGCTCAAAAGAGCAGAAGAAAAAATAGGAGATTTAGAAGATAGAGTAAGACTTTTAGAGAAAAGGGTATTCCAAGCTGCCGCAGTTGTTAGTGCTGCTCTGGCATTATTAGGATTACTAGCTCAGATTTCAAAAGCCTACTTATGAAACGCTTTCTTCCCCTCTTGCTTTTATTAGCAACACCAGCCTACTCAGGTGGAATCACCCATAAGATCACAGCTACAGCGCAAGCGTCAGTTGACGGAAGTTATTCTCACGCAAAGAGAATTGGAAGTACATATTCGATGTCAAGTTCGGGAGTCACAGCAGGAACAATGGGACATTTAGACGTTCCAGCATCATCAAATAACTCTCTAACAGGAGTTGCTGCAACGCATGGCTCAGGTTCCTATACCCAGACGACCGCAGGTGCAGCTACAACTTTTAGCGAAACATTTGTCCAAGGTGATACTGTTCCAAGTGCTACAACTTTAAGCTCTGGTGCTGTAGGAAGTCTGCCAATGTTGGGAGATACGATTACATATACTGGAGGAGATAATACTGGATTAGCTGCAACAATTACTAGCGTATCTGGTGGTACTATTGGGCTTACTCCTGGTAAATCTGGTACTAGCGTAACTGGTTCAATTACAAGTGCATTGTCAATAGGTGACTAATGCGTTATTTATTATTAATAGCCTTTATATCCCTTCCAGCACAAGCAGTCCCAGTTATTCCGTCATTCAATAGTGGCAGCACCACAGCAAAAACAACTAGCAAACAAAATACCACAGAGATTATAGAACAATGGACGTATTCAACTGGTTATGAGTATTCTGTAGGAGGAACAAATTTAAAAATTGAAGGTAATATTTTACCTAAAACGGTTACCACAGGAACACATGTTGTAGATGGCGTTACTACTACTCATCATGGGATTGACCTTAATACTAAACCTACGGTAACTATGCACACTCAAGGAGCAGCAACAAACGTTTTAGAAAGTTATCACGGACCTGGACTTAAAAGTTTTACAAAAATAAGTAGAGATATTGTCACGGAATCAGTAACAGAAACAATGTCAACATTTACCCAATGAAAAGATACTTATTTACAGCACTATTGTTAATAAATAGTCCTGTAATTGCAGATACTACAATGACTAATAATCCAATAAGTAATAGTTCAGGAAGTGTAACTAATTTAGGTGTGATGAACATGCCGAGCAAGCAATTTACAAATACAATAAATCTACAACAGGTTCAATGCCAAGGTGACACCTTAGTTATTCAACCTTTTTTAACTGGTAATTACTCAGGAGGAATGCCAAAAGTTGGTAGTTTTCTTGAGCCTATATATTCAACTAAAGATGTAAAAGGTGCTACAGATGAAAATGGAGATGAGATAGGTGATGGAGAAGTTGACGATCCAACATTAATTCGTGGGTATAGAACAGTACAAAGATTTGAGAAAACTAATTATGCAATAAGCCCAGGAATTAGTTTAAGTTGGAATATTAATCTGGATCGTAAAAGCGTCCGAAAGTGCAGGGAAGGGCAAGTGTACTTAGTAAACCTTTTACAAGCAAAGCACGAAGACGCACGATTATCCTACGAATTAGGAAGGGCTAAACATTGTGCAGATCTCCTGCAAAATGGAGTTAGGTTTAAAAAAGGAACTAAGTACGAAGTCCTTTGTGCTGACATAGAACTTGTATCAAAACCAAACACGCTCATAGATCACACTCACTCTATTTCCGAAGATCCCTCTGAGCCTTTCTCCTTTCAGAAAGGGACAATAACTTCTCCTTCTTCTTAAATAATTTCTTAGCAAGTGCTTTAGACCGTTTCTTAATTTGCTTCTGGATCTGACGTTGAACGATTTTTATGTAGGGTTGAAGAGTACCTACTGCCAAAATGCTTGTCACAGCTATTGCAGATGTTGAAACCAATAATGGAACAGGGGGAGCGTAATTTCCTGCTATTTCTAATGGATTAAGTCCTTCCCATACTGTTTCACATTTACCTGTTACTTGATCTCTTTTCCAACCTTTAATCCTTGCAAGTCCTCCTTTACCTAACGAACCAATAGGAGTTTTAGCAAGTGTGTCTAAAGGTGGGCAGGGCAATGTTTCTGCAATAAACTCTCCATCAAGATTTGGAGTTTTTGGAATTTGATTACTTACATTGGAATCGCCTTTCTCGTCACTTTTTCCATCATCCTTTTTCACTTCCTCTCCTACATCGTTTAAAGCATTTAAAAGCTCAACAGGAGTGTCAGGTTTAGGTGCTTCTATATCAGCGTAAAGATCAGGAGCAATAAATAGAACAGGGGCATGATCACAAAGGGTGTAATTATTCTGTGGGTCTACGTTAAACATTTCACTTCCTGTTCCTGTTTTCTTATCTCTGGCTACAACGCAAGGAAGTTCAATAATTGGAACGAAGCCAAATGGCAGTTCACCAAAAGTAGTAGGAGGGATTATTTCCGCAGGAGGAATTATTGTTAATTCTGGTAGATCTTTAACCTTTGGCTCATTTATAAAAGGAGGATTTAATTCCACCTAGCAATCATTCCATTGCCCAGCAAGATCACTCGCAACACTTCCCAATTGTTTTCTGGACTGACCAAAGAAGATTCCCGCCAATACTGGGCCGATAATAGGTACGCTTGCTATGGCTGGTGTTACGGAAACGCTTGCACTATCCGCAATCAGTTGACCATTAGAACGCCCCTGAGCCATTTTTTCAATACATTCAATCTGTTCGTCTGTAAGTTTTCCTCCTGAACCTTTTGGATAAATTGCAAATTGAGCTACATCCTGTTTATGTGTATATCTCTTTTTAACTTTGCCATTAAAGGTAGGTTTTTCATCATCAATAATTGTTGTGACTAGCTTTGGATCGTGTTGCTTAGAATTAAACATCCATTCTTCAGCACCGTCAGGCTTAGTCTCACTCCTAATTTGAATTGAACTATAAGGAGTACTAGAAAGCTTGGCTATATCAGGTATTCCAGAATCTTTACGAGCCAAAAGGTTAAGGCTCATAAAATTCGTAGCGATTAAACCACCGCCTAACACTAAAGAAGTCAAGCCGTTAAATGACTTAAATTGAATCATTTGTTAAACGGAGTACCTTTTAAGGAAGCCCCACCTGTCATAGGAGGAATAGTAGGCATTTTTGGCATTGCTCCTTTAACAAGAGAAGGCAATTGCTTTTGCACTTCAGTCATTATGGATTCTGTAATCTTGCCACGATTAAAGAAGGCAAACGTACCACCACCTACTGCTACTACAAGAGCAGCAGTATTGATGTAAGTGAGGATCTTAAGCATCAGCAACGCCAGCTTCTTGATCTAACTGTTGTAGCAGTTCATCATTGATTTCTTTGATTCTAGAGTTCAAAGGATCAAGGCTGGCTTGAGTTGTAGCGTTTAAATCTTTTAATAATTCTGTTGCTTTAATATTATAATCATCGATAATTTCCTTTAATTGATTACTCAAGCTTGCCTTTTCTTGTACAAGTTCGTTACGATCAGCCATAAAAATAATACATTGCTATCAAATTATATAACACCTGTCTATGGCTGACCTTATCGGCTATTACTAACTTCTAACTAAAATACTGGTAGCACTTAAAGCAACTCCAGCCACAACACTTGGCGTATCTGCTGTTGTTGCTAGTGTTCCGTTCTTTTGAATGTAGTAGACCGAGCCTGGAGTTAGACTACTTTGATTACTATTTGTTGAGCCAAATGTCCTTATAGTTACGCTTTGCCCGTCTGATGCTGTGTTATTTGCTATACCTACATAACGTAATGCGGTAGTAGTTGTTTCTGTAACTGCCACTGTATCAAAATATTTAGGGCCACTATCTCCCTGTTTATACTGAACGTGTATTTTCTCTTGAGTAGGGTTCCAAATAGTAGCAGTTGGACTGCCATTACCACTATTAATATCAGAGCTAAGGGTTCCTACAGCACTTAAACTGATATTATCATCGCTAGTATTTAGAGTTCCAATCTTACAAGAGAGATCATCATTAGGGCCTTGATATAGAAAAGCAACACACCCACCGCTTATCCCTCGTACCTCTGATCTGTTAGAAGCAGCATTATAGACAGTTATTTCTGTCCCCATAGAAAAGCTGCTACCACCAAAATCTAATGCTCTAGCATAAACATTATTAGATACTTGATACATTGCTACAGACTGATCAGTAACAGAGTCATAGGCGATAGTCATATTTGAATATTGATCAGGCGAATTGGTGTTAACGGTTTGAGGATTACTTCTACCATCAGAAGTCATGACATCACAAGATGTAACCATGATGGAGGTATCTGACATGCACTCAAATATGACAACAACTCGTTCTGATACGGAATCGTAAACTGCTCTTGTACCAGTAGATACACCTTGATCACCAACATCTAATCTAGTGTTTTTATTTGCACCTGCGACAGGTCCGTATAACATTAAACCGTCAGGATCTTGACCAGAACCGCCTACTGTTTTACCTCGCCAATCACTCTCCCAAGCATCTATATTCGATTGATCTACTAAACAAGCAGCCATATGCACTCTTTCGTTATTTTGTCTAGCTAAAAATATATAAAGTCTGTCTTGTTCAGGGTGATATACACAAGTTGGTTTGTTTCCACCATCTTGACCATTCATCATTCCTCTTGCAGCTCCAACAGTAATAGCATTGTTAGAAACTGAAATCATTCGTCCTTTGCAGTATCCCTGACTTGTTTCTTCGTAGATAATGACAAATTTACCGCTACCTACATATGCAATATCAACTCCTTGCGAGTTATTGCTTTCTATTGTTGTTTCACTACCCCATGTAATTGTGTCAGTACCAGGGGTTCCAGCATAAGCCTTTATATCATTGCTTGAGTTTTTAAAAGCAAAAATGATGACGTTGTTATCGTTGTCATAACATAATTTCCAATCTTTCCCATTATTTGAAGTAAGTGAACTATCTGTATTTGTACCCCATAGAGCCGTACTTCTAATGGCTGTAGTAGCCGACACGGGGCTAGTAGTACCGTTGCTATTTATAATCATCGTTTTTCCAGCAGTTACAGCACCACTTGCATTTGCTGTTATCTCTGGAGCACCACCAGCATCAGCCCAACTAACAGCAGCACCTGATCCACCTGAAGTTAATACTTGTCCACTTGTTCCGTAAGTAGCTCCACCAATGCCTAATTGACCTGAATTTCCAATTTTAAATCTTTCAGCACTACCAGAATACAAACTTATTTCATTTGCTCCTGCATCTATTCCTATACCTCCGCTATTTGTCCATATAGAACCTTTTAATGTCCCACCAACTTCTAAATCTAAACGTGAATTATCTGTACCATCAATCGTTAGTGTTGTTTGATTAGCATAAACATTAGGCGAAGTAGTTCCAATACCAATATTTCCCGAATTAGTTATAACCATCCGTGTGGTTAATCCTGCCGATCCATCTGGAGTCGTACCAAAAGATAAACGCCCTGGCATGTCACCATCACCAGGGGTCGCGTCAACTGATGCACTAATTCCAGCAGCTAATTCATAGCTATTTCCGTCTGCGCCATACCAGAAAATCTCACCTAAATTATCTCCATTCTGAACAACAGTATTAGTATCGGTCGCTGCTCTTGTCTTTTCAAATCGTAAAGTACCAGCGCCAGCACTAGCTACATGTCTTCTAATACATGCTGATTGCTTTATTTGTAAATTACCGTCTTGAGTAGACTGACTACCATCAGTAAGACCTACTAATAATCTTCCACTTGAATCTATACGAGCTTTTTCACTACTATTAACACCTAAAACTAAACTATGATTTGATGTTGTTTCTACGACACCTTCTGCACCACCAGAAACATACCCAAGTCTTGTAGTTATACCACCATAACTTGATTGAATTGCATTAGCACTAGCAGTACCTGTAACTGCTAAAGTAGTTCCATCAAAAGTAAGATTTGCTTCACCTTCTAAAGTATTAGCAGTACCAGAGCCAGTTATGACTCTGTTGTTTGCGTTGTTATTAATCGTTGTCCCAGAGGGAACCGCTTGCCAAGTTCCATCACCTCTTAAATAATTAGATGAACTAGCTGTACCCGTTCCAAGTCTTGCTGTTGCTACTGTGCCAGATCCTAAATTAGAAGCATTTAACGATGTTAATGAAGCACCTGAACCACTAAAACCAGTTGAAGTTAATAAACCTGTTGAAGGGTTATAAGTTAAACCTGTATCTGATTCTGCTCCTTGTGATCCTGTCGCTCCATCAGCAAATAATAAATAGACAGTTTCGTCTGTTGTGTTGTTAGCAGTAACCGTCAAAGAAGAAGCTGTTCCGCTTAAATCTCCTGTTACATTTCCAACAAAGGAAGTAGCAGTTAATGCACCTGTTCCTGAGTTAAAAGTAAGACTTGCTGATCCTGCAAACGCTCCAGAATTATTAAATTGAACTTGTGTATTTGATCCACCAGCATTAGCACTATCAGTTGCCCACTCCAAAGTTGTAGCTGTAGAGCCACTTTTGAGGACTTGACCTGTTGTAGGTGCTGTTGCTGGAAGTGTATAAGTTATATCTGCTGATTGAGCCTGAGCCTTAAAGCCTGTGAAATGTGCGCCGTCACTATCAGCTTCGCTTAGCCTTAATTCTTTTGCGTTATCAATAATTAAATTGCCCGTCATGGTTGAACCAGACTTTGCGACAGCAGCACCAGCCGTTGTGGCAGCAGCATCAGCAGCATCCTTAGCTGCTTTTACAGAAGCACCTGTGGCCGCAAGGGTCGTACTAGTGCTTGTAGTCGAATCAACTAACTGGACAACACCAACAACAGAAGTGGTCCCTGCAACAATTTTCGAACCAGCAATTGCAGCCGATCCAGAAATATCAGCATTAACAATTGCTCCTGCTGCAATAGACGTAAGTCCTGCATTATTTATGCTTATGTCTCCTGTAACTGCTACTGCTGTTGGAACGTTTGATCCGTTACCAACAAGTATTTGAGCAGAAGTTAAAGAAGCTAACTTACTAAATGCAATTGCAGCTCCAGCAGCTAAATTCGCATTGACTAAGCTTGCATCAACCATTGTTGATGTAACTGTATTTGTATCTCCACTTGTTATTACATTTCCAGAGACATCAGGAAAAAGTATTGTTTTATCGCTAGAAGTTGGATTCGTTACACCAATAGTGGTCTCAAATGCGTCTATACTCGAACCTTCAAAGACAAGGCTTCCGGTATTACCAACGAGTAGCTGACCCGTCAGTGTACCACCCGCGAAACCCATCTTTTCTGTTTCTAATTCTTGAATCGCATCTTGTACGTTAGTAGCACTAACTTGACCATAAGGTGTGAAAGTGATATTGCTTGCCACTTGGCCCGCTACGGTCTGCGATAAATCGATCTCATTCCATGACGAGCCAGCACTATTTGTTACTCCTAAAATATAATCAGGAGGAGCAAATGCGATAGCTGGAGCTGGAGAAGCTGGAGTTCCAGAACTTGATACAACGACATAAACACCATCCGTAGTAGCACTAGGTGTAGGCAAATTAGAACCAACAGATAAACCAGCAGCTATACCAGCCGAGGTTGTCGCAACCATTTGGCTCGTTCCAGCGTTATACGTTCCACCAAAAACAAGACTTCCTTTTGTCAGCGTAGTAATCGCTTGCCAAGCATTTCCATCCCAAATGAACGCATCCTCAGAGACAGTATCGAAAAGAATTTGTCCTGAAAAATCAGCCGTTGGATAACCACTTTGGGCAATAGATTGAAAGACTGCTGTAGAGCTATTGCTGAGTTTTGCCCCAGTAATAGAATCGTTAGCTATCCTCGCAGCATCTAAACTTCCACTTGTTATTTTACTAGCAGCAAGATTAGGAATCAAAGCAGCCGTTAATGCTGCACCCGATGTAACTACACCTTTAGTATTAACAGTAACTGATTGAAAAGTACCAGCACTAACTCCACTTGTAGAAGTTGATAAATTACCAGAACCATCAACAGTTAAACCTCCATTAGATGTTATTTGTACTGCACCTTTAGCACTCGTGGTCGCTGTTGGGAGGTCTCCTGCTACTAAACCTGTAGCAGAAGTGATCTGCCCAGTACTCGAGAATGTGATACCTGAGACGGTTGCACCAGTTACGCTATTTGAAAGAGATAAAACGCCTGATCCGTTAACGCTTAACCCAGTGCCAACAGAAATACCACCAACAGCACTAGAAGTTGCTATAGGAAGGTCACTTGCTCCAAGTGCTGCTGTTCCAGTAATCAATCCTTGAACGTTATATGTGATCCCAGATCTTGTTGCTGCTCCACCAGTAACAGCATTATTAATACCAAGATTTCCACCCGCTACATTTAGTGATCTATCAATATTTGATGTATTTAATTTTGCAGCAGTAATTGTTCCATCTCTTAACTTGGTAGAGCCATCTAGACCAGTAGAACTATTAGTAGAAGTCTCAACTTTGTCATTTGTAACCGCTCCTGTATCAATACGACTTGCGTTAATAGCACTTGAGCCAATACGAGCAGCAGGAATAGTTCCACTTGTTAATTTTGCAGCACTATGATCTGGAATATCTGCGGCAGCTAAAGTCCCTGTTCCAGTAACAATTCCTTTTGTATTTACAGTTACCTTTGCATAATCACCAGCATTAACAGACGCTTGAGTCGCTATAGATAAATTTCCACTTACATCTACAGCCATTCCTCCAGAAGTAGGAACAATAACCCCACCTTTTGCCGATGTTGTAGCGGCAGGAATAGTTGTAGCAGTAGCAGAGGTTGACCCTGCAGTAACTTGTCCTTTTGCGTTGACTGTTACAGACGCATACGTTCCAGCAGAAAGACCACTTACGTTTTTTACATCTATTGCTCCTGTATTACTAACTTCTAGTAAAGAACCAGATTCAACCTTTACAGCACCAATAGCACTAGCTGTTGCTTCAGGTAAATCAGTAGAAGAAAGGTCGGCAACACTACTAATTAATCCTTCTGCTGTATAAGTAATTCCGTTTTTTGTTCCTGATGTAATACTATTTCCAATCCCAAGCTTGGAGGCAACAACAGATAAGCCACGATCAAATTTACTAGCATCTAATTTAACAACAGGTACAGATCCATCTCTTAACTTTTGGCTGCCATCAATCCCAGTAGTTGCAGATGTAGAAGTCTCAATTTTTATATTAGTAACTTTATTATCAACTATTGTTGCTGTGTCTACTAGGTTCGTTCCTAACGTTCCTACTTTCGATCCTGGTATTGCTCCGTCAGCTAAAAAACTAGTTCCCGTTGCCGTAACAACAGCGTTCACCAAGTCTTTTACAGTTACCTTTTTTGTTTCAGTTGCGCTGACGTCAGCAACAGCTAATTCGTCAGCCTGATTAATATCTGCTTCGACAAGCCGATTTAAACCAGTTATCTGTAGATCAGCCATTGAGTCCTAACTAAAAAACCATTAGCAATATCTTAAACCTGTTCGAGCAATATGGGACTAAGATTTTCCTGAAGAATTTTATCTGAGCTTTCTTGTAATAAATAACCAGGGGTGTCACCCGTCTTTAATTTGACTGATCCATTGGTTACAAATTCAATTCTTGTCTCAATAACTTCAGCAGGACTAACACTTACAGCGACATTTGTAATAATGCAGTTTGCCTCATAGTAAACATTATTTTTAGCATTATTAGTATCACGGTAGATGTAAAACAATCCGTCAAAATCTGATCCTTGCTGTGTTCTAACAATTAATTGAGCAAGATAAAAAGGAAATTCTGAATCAGTGCCATATTCACTTTTTCTATTACCTGTCTCATAACTATGCTCCCAAATACAACTCATTGTTCCTTGACCGCTAATTATTCCTGCCTCGTATTGATTTCTAAATTCATCTCCAAGATTCGTTAAATCAACCTGCTCTCTACTCGTTGTCATTTCAAAATCTCTTACATTTGCAACATGCCTAAAATTTTCATTCCTAGTTTTTATCAGAATATCTTTTGAAGCGCTAGGGACTGCAAGCGCCAAAGCTGTTGATTGCAAACCTTCAATTGCTTTAGCAAATGTGTCATACAAACGAAGCCCTCCTACAGGGTCAACATTTACAAACCAACTACCGTCTTCATAAGAATGACCGCTAACAAGTTCAAGAGTTGACTTGTCTGCTGTTGCTATATCAATTCTATCTCCTGTTAACAACGAACCAGAACTATGGTCTACACTAAATCTTCTTCTAGAAGTATTGACATCAGAAGGATCTAACTTTGTTGCCAAAGTAGATTGAAGTGAATCTCTTTTAAGGGCTATTTCACCCGACTGACCAAAGTAAACACCCATTAGTTAACCAAAGTTGTATTGGTAAATGGCGCTCCATTTGCTTCCCAACTAATATCCGCAGAAGCAACCTCTCCAGTTGCAATACTCATTGATACACCAGTTATAAAAGCAGAAAATTGAATATCTCTTATATCGTTTGCTCCTGTTGTTAAACGTAATTTCAAAGTAACTGCTGTTGAAGCTGTATTTTCTCCTTCGCCTGCTGCTGTTCCCGTTCCAATAGCATTTGTCAAAATTGCATTTAAATTTGATGGTTTGCTAGACGCTGAATTGTCTTCTGTGTAGTAAAACAATCTTGCACTACCTGAGTAACTTCTAACTCCAGCAGCGAGAGTTCTATCAGTGTCTGCCATTGAAGTAGTTTCAAGAACAGCCATTGAACCAGAGAAAGACCAAGACTGGATCTTTGCAGCCTTAACGTCTCCTATGTAAAGTTCTCCGTCTTTACCTGAATAAAAAGCCACAACCTAAAAAATCAATACGTTGTTCTTATTATATGGGTGCATCTAAACAAGCAACAAAACTACAGCTAACATTATTTCTTCCGACAAAAGTAGTAGTTACAGTAGGCGGTCCTGAAAATCTCCATTTTAACTGCGTTTCTTCAATATATTGGTTTTGCAAATTAGTATCTGTGACTCCTGCTGTAACAACTTTGTTTCTTACATTATTCTCAATAAACTCAATCCAAGTAGATTGGGTTGAAGTCCAATCTTCGTTTGAATCTTTATAAGCTGCCAAAATACTAACAACATTAGCGTCACTAATATTTGAAAAACCAAGGGTCAGGGTCGCATTAATACGTCTGTTTCCATAGCGAAGAGTAGTCTTTGTTCCGTCCAAAGATTCAAATTCAGTTTTTGGATAAGTCCCAGGAGAATAGCTTCTAGAACTTGGAGCGATAGAAGGAAAATATGTTGCAGGCATTTTTTAATCACTAAAGATTTGGTTACTTGAGTTAGCCCAGTTTTGTAACATTGCTAGTTTACCGTCACTTGTTAATTCTGCGTACGAACCAGTTAATTCCACAAGGCCGTCATCTCCAAAAGTAATACTTTCTACTTTGTAGCACTGATCAGAGGATTCTGATTCCTTAATTGTGAATAGTGATCCTCTGTATGTAGAAGGTAGTGGATTTGAAAAATTCGCCGTAGCTTCTGTCACTGGCATTATTTCGCCAGCCACTATTGTTGAAGGATTCCAGTAATAGAAAGTTTTACTGCCACTAATTGTGTCTTTACTTACAACAGTTCCATCCTCAAGAATCGCACCGTTGTTAAATCGTTGAACGTGTTGTGTTGTTGAAAATACTCTGATGTAATCGCCAGGTCTAACTCCGTTAACGTAATGAGGAGCAGTTTTAAAACTTACGGTGTGATCTAAATGTTTTCTTAAAACTAAGGTATATTTTGCAAACAAAACTGCTGCTTCACGACTAGTACAAAAACCACTCAAATCAAAAGTTTCTAATGGATCATCTGCATGTTCTGTTCCAAACAAACGAATAACAGCAGACTTTCTTTCAGGAAATCCATTTTCTTGTTCTTGACGATAAAGAACATTTGCTTTAAAAGCTTGCCTGTCTTCTGGGGATAAAAAAGAAACACTTAAATCGCTGATATTTCCATCAGTAAACATTGCTTTAATTTTCGGCTTTGAATGTTCTCCATCTAAGTCAATTTCAAACGTATTAGGATCAAAAGGAACAGCAGGGTATAAACTAAATTTTCCTCCAATAATCGTAAAATCTAATAAACAGTAAAGAGCTTGCTGATAAATAAATTCTCTTAAATTCACTCGATCAGCAATCATCCCGTCCCAAAAAAGTTTGTTTGCCTTACAGAACTTTGCAGCAACTGTCATGTTTGCATCATCAACAGAAGATTCACTAATAACTGCTCCAGCTCCTAGCGTTTTATCTGTTAACAAGGCATAAGCAATTTCAGGAAATAGATTTGTTGCCCTTTTATCTCCAACCCATTCACCTTGGTTATCTTTCCCCTGAAGAATATCTTGCACCTTTACTCCTTCTTTAAAGTAAGCAGAAAACTGACTAAAGTTTGTCCACTCTTTTGAGCTATTAATCCTTAATCCTGCGTAAGCTAAGTTTTCATAAGTCGCTGAATCTCCTTCTTTTCTATCCCCTTCTGTTTCTACAATTTCATTACAATATGTTATTTGGTGTTCTGGTCCGTCTAAATGACTTGATCTGTCACCTTCATATTGCCAGAAATCAGAAGCAGCATCATAAGGATTTAACTCAGAAGAACCAATTTCATCGCTGTAAAGACTGTCTGAAGAAGAACTAGTATCAACATTTACTTCGAGTTGTATATCTGTAGTAATACCAGCAAAATTAAGATCATCTTTATCTATGTATACCTTTTGTTTGTGTGTATAATCTTTTCCCATGTCAGTCACGGTCCATTCTCCGTACCACTCTGTGCCAGCAGAATAAATAATTACCTGAGCTTCCAAATCTTGACCATCATCCTCATTAGTTTTAATACTTACCTTTTTATTAACAGTTGGAGTTGCTGTTAATGTTGTTTGTTCAATCTTCGTGACTCCATATAAATTTGCCGTTTGATTCGTACCTTTAACAAATTTTCCCCCTCTTCCATCTAATGTCGTGTAATGAAATTCAACAGGACTATTATCTCCTGATGCTTTTACCTGATGATTATCCCATGCAGGACCAGTAAGCCCTTCAATATTATCGGTTACATCTACATTATTAATGTATAAACTCCAAGTTGTACTCCCTGCTTCTGGATGATTATCGAATCTAGCAATAACAGTATGATGTATTCCTGAACCTGTTACATAGCCACCAAAACCAGGATAATAAAGTTTATTAGTAAATATTGTTCTAATTTGTCTAGCAATTGGCAAATTGCTTATGGAATAGTCATCCCTACTCCCCCCGTGATTTGGTACAAAACCAGTAACTTTATAATGAGCTTTTTGTACTTTTACTCTATCTGGTGCTCCTAAGTTCCATTCTGTATTGCTTAACTTTTGTTTAGTTAGTGCATGATCTTTAGTTCCTGCAAATTGAACAATAAAGTCTTCATTGTTGATACTACAACTAAACTTTTCTATTGACCCAGATGTCCTTGCACCGTTGGAATTTAAAATAACAGCCTTAACAGGGGTATATCTTTCGTTGGCTTCGTATTCTTGTACTTCTTTAACAATAGCAGCACCAGGCCAAGGATAAAATCTGTACTCGTATTGATCTAAAGTAGGTTGATCTATTCTTATATAGTTATACTGAAACTCTGGAGTATTACCCCTGACACAAAACAAACCCGTATGATGCAAGGTGTTAACTTCAGGCTTTAACCAATTCCAATCATCTTGTCCTACCTTTCTAACTTGTAATTTAAAGAAGCTATATCTAGTAATAAATTTATTTATATTACCTAGTGTAAGTGTAGAATTATGATCATAAATCTTACCTATTTCTTCTTCTGTTGGCTTGCTATTTACATTTGCAAATTGAATTTCTTTAAATACTTTTGACTTAATTCCTATTTCAGTAATATGACATTTTCTATTATTGGAAATAGTTCCTAAACTAACTTTTTGAAGTGCATATCGACTATTTGGATTAAAAATTTGATTATACTTTTGTTCATAATAAAAATGATCATCTGAATTTAAGTCTCCAGGCTTAACCGTGAAAAAATCACCATCTTCATCCCAATCAGGATTCCCACAATGCGGTCCTAAACCATCAATAGGATCAGGTACTGCTTCATACTTTCCTTCTTCTACTACTTTGAAAGAAAATACTCTAATTTTTGTGCCATCCCACGGATCTCCGTTTATAAGCTGTTTATTATCTTCCTCTATTAAGGTACAAGTAACTAAAGCTGAACCAGCCATGTATTGTTCACCTAAAGCAAGGTAAGAATCAGTTGCTTCTCTTACTGTCTTTGTTGCAGCATTAACATCTTCAAGACCATGAGGGTCCATTGTCTTCCTTTTGGTGGCTATGTCTTGCTGATACCCAATACCTTCATATAAACCAAGTTTTCCACTACCAACTATCTGATACTTAATAACTAAACCTTTTTGCAAAAGATCTTCACCTTTTTTCTGATTAGCAGTCCCTCCATCGTAAAAACCCGCTCTCATAGGCCACGCTCCAAGAAGTTTTCTTCTCTTCTTGTAGGTTATTCTTCCTCCTGGCCTATAATCAGGACCACTGACATCAGTACGAGTTCTGACTAATTGATAAGGCAGTATATAAGCAGTAGCATTTGGCATTGGATTGCTTAATCCAAATGTTGCTTGTGTTGTAGGATTTCTTGTTCCAGAAAAATGTTTTTTGTCATCGACTTTAAAAATGTTGTTAGCAATTACTCCTCCTTTTGGTAAAAAAGGAATATTTTCTCCTGCTGGACCGTAACCTTCAGCTCCTGTGTAAGTAAGCTTATAAATTTTATCTGCATGGTAGTTTTCTAGTAATAAATCTCCTATTGCATAACCTTTTAAATCTGGTCTTCTAGCTATTTCGCCTAACGAAAATAAAGCAAGTATTTTGAGTTGTTGATAGCTGCCCAAGCTAACCATCTGTGACCAAATAAGCTGTGAATTAACACGAATACCTCCATAAAAATCATCACCTACTTTTTGGCGATTAGTAAAAACAAGAGGTATTAAATCTCCTAAGTTTGCTAAATCTTGAACACTATTAAAACTAAATTGCGGTGCAAACTTCTTAGTACCACCAATATCTGCTGTTCTTTCTTGTGTACCTTGTCTTTGACTTGGTGGCTTTGGTGCTAATAAAGCACTTGCAGCAGTTAAAGCAACACCAAGAGCAACTTGCCCGAAAAAAGTTAGACCACCAGAAACAGCTCCTCCAACAAATATTGCTTGAGGCATATTTACGATTTCAGGAATATGCTCGTAACCTTTTGATCTTTCTTTTACTTTTGCTGCTACACCTTCTAAGAATTGAAAATACTCCTCTTCTGTTATTCCAAGGACATTACAGAGATCGGCTTCCGTTGGAAGTAGCACCCTACGAGCGAAAGGGCTTCTAGCGGTGACCATTTCACCACCGACTTTCCTAATGTTTTTTGGTAACTCAGCCATCCTTCCTCGTAAAAAGCTGCCATGCCATAACCATCATCTGATTTGCATAAGCCAATTGTTCCTAGTTTAGGGGGTGATTCAACTCCCCACCTATTTAATTCTTCAAAAAAGATACTATAGTCTTTCCTTTTTAATCTTCTATACCAATCACGCTCTCCTTTAGGAACAGTAAAACCATAATGACCCAATACTGTACGAACCAACGAAAGGCAATCCCCAGTGCCGTGTTTTACAGGATCAGACCCTAAACGATACTCAAGACCTATTAACTCGTAAGGCTTCAAAGATTCTGCAATTGACCTGTTAAAGGAAGATGAGCGCACCTTGCCCTCGTCAAAGTTTGCTGTGGAGCGTTTGCACCAACAGCGTCTATGGCACTAGATAAAATTAACTCTATTGACTGAGAGTCATAACGCATACCAGCAGCTAACCACAGTTCACCGCTTATCTTTCCTCCATTTGCGGCAACCGTATCTTTATTAAAATCTGCTGTCATTAAAAATGTTTCTACTTCTACTAGATACTTATTATCTACAAATTCTTTTACATGATTCATACTTAATGAGTTATTAGCAAGAACAAGAGAAGCTTCTAAGTTATCCCCTGATCTATTCATTGCTGCACCTTGATAAAGGAAAGACAAATAGTTATGACCAGCTACAGCCGTATGTTTTCCATTCTGGAATTTAAGTTCTGAACCGTCTGTTTTGTAAACAGTAAGGAAAGCAGTTAAAGCAACAACTGACATTACATTCCTATCCTTGCTCTAGCCCCTCTGCTGTTTCGCAGAGTAGACATTGTTCTAGATTCTCCTGCTGCTGCACCCTTAGATGCTGCTGAATTAATGATCTGACCTATTGCGGATTTAGGAACAAATTCTTCAGAGTTAAAGTTCAATATTGGGCCAGAATAGTTAACTGTTGTTGACGAACCAGATGCTCCTCCTGATGAGGATGCACCTGTGCCAGGAATTACTGATTGGCCTCTGGCTCCTGCTGAATACCGTTGCATTGACTGAGCCATCTTAGATGCTGGTATGACGTACTCATCCTCTCCTGCTTCTCCTACGAGTCCCATTGTGGGTCGTGTCACCATTCCACCAGAAGCAAACGGCCTAATACCATTCGCCAAGTAGTTACCATTTGCACTTCCTATACCCTGTCCAAAGAAACTTCCAAATCCAGGCATCATATTTTGTAATCCTGTTCTCAACAAGATACTTCCAAAATCTCTCAAGATACCTGCAAGAGATTCTTTCAAGGTCTTAGTTCCTGTAATTAACCCCTCTATTCCACTAGCCAATCCTTCTACAAAAGTATCCCGTAACTGCTGTGATAATTCTTTTGTACGTTTTAGTTGGTCATTTAGTTCTACAGCCGACTTCACTCTGTTCGCTTCCTCCGAACTTATCTTTTCAATTGTTGGATCGACCTTTTGCAATATCTTTAAGTACTCATCTTGTGCCTTTCTAATTCTTTCATTTAGTTCTGCTCTAGCTGCCCCTACTTGCACAGTATCTTTAGCAACTTCATTCTCTTTTAACATAGCTCCGAAAGCTGCTTCATCTATTATTTTCTTTGTCTCTGAGGCTTTGTTTACTACTTCTTCAAATTTAGATCTTTCAGCAATAATTTCTTTAACTAACTTACTTTCTTGTCTAAGAGCCTCTAGTTTTTTCAACTGCGTATTGTATTCCTCTTCACCTAGTCTTATTTTCGCTATTCTTTGCGAGTCTACGCTCCCACTAGCATTTACTCCGACACCTAGATCTGCTTCTAAAGCCGCTATCCGTTGATTTACAGAGTTCAACTGTGTAACTCTCCCTTTCAGTGCAGAACTAGCATTACTTGATTGAGCAAAGCCCATTCCACTATCTGCACCACTTATAGCGTTCAAAGCATTAGTTATACCTTGCGTAATACCAGACTTATTTAAAGCTTCTGCAATACCAGCAAAAACACTTGTCATAAATTTATTCCAGGCATTTGTTAGTGCTGTAGTCTGTCTTCCTAATTCTTGTAGAGCTTCTACTCCCCTTTCACCTACAACACTTGTCATCTCTCTTAGTGCTGCGTTTAAAGCTTCCTGCTTACCCCTTACCTGTTCAATAAGATTTATTCTGTTGGCATCTACTGTCCCTGCAAGTCCAGCAGCTTTAGTAAGTGCTGTTAAATCTGCTGTTAGAGGGTTTAACGCTACACCTAACTCTTTTGCCCCTGTAACTAAAGAATCAATTGCAGCACCCAGATTTGTACCGACTAGGGATAGAGCAAAACCAAACTGACCTCCCATCATTCCACCACCAAAGCCACCAGCAGCACCACCTAATGCTGCACCTGGACCTTGACCGAATAAGAGAGGGAACGCACCACCAATAAGGGCATTAGCAGTAGCACCCTGCATTTGCTGTTGTTGCCTTCTACCTCTAGTTACTCTTAACTGCCTATCTAATCTTGTTTGTCTCTTCTTTTCCTGCAAAAAAGAGTCTTGATAAGCAGCAGATACCTGTGGCCCCTGCATGATCGGGGAACTAGGAGCACCGAATCGCTCTGCATTAATACTGAAGTCTCTAAATCCAGAACCAGCTCTCCTTTGCTGCCTCATTCTTTCTAATACCTTTCCTTTAGCTACCTCTTCTCTTATAAGAACTAACTTTTTAGCCCTTGCATTTAACAGTTTATTTTGGGTATCTACACTCTTAAGCTCCATCTTTTGAAGAGCCTTTTGTAACACCTCCTCATCTCTTCGTGTTTGTAGACTTCTTTGTATCCTTTCGTCTACAGGAGCACTTTGGCCTCCAAGTACACCAGATGCAGCACCAGGCCCAATTGGACCCGAATACTGTGTCCTTTCCCTTATTCCTGACTTAGCAAGGCCAGCAATTCTCTGGTTTTCTCTAATACGACCCAGTAAATCTGCTCGCTCCCTTAATTCCTTATTTACTGCTCTTTCTGCTGTTACTAAGTTATTAGCTGCGGTTGTAGCAGCTTTAGTACCCATTACACTCTTATCAAAATTATTTGATGCTGCTCTTAAAGCTCTATTTAAGTTATCTAAAGACGGAACAACACTAGACTTTGTTACCTGTGCCCAATTAACTAACTTTTTCTGAATATTATCTATCTGCCTTGCACTAGATTCTAATCTTTTAGATAAAAGGTCTAATTCTCTAGTGCCTTTTACAGCAATATTTATATCGGCTTTATAGGCCACGATGTTTTAACCCAAGCACTACGCAACAGTCTAGCGGAGTCTCTTCGCTCTATCTATTTCTTTCTGCTGGTCTTCGTTTAAAACTTGAAAATAGGAACTCCAGCCAAGAATTTCTTCTAAGGAAAGTTGCCTGATTTCTACTAAAGATTTTCCTAGTTCTTTAGCAATGCTGAATTGCAGCATCATTAAGTTATCTTTCCTTAGTTCTTGGCTTAAAGTTTTGGGTCTATTGGCTCCTGATCGTCATTAATAATGGCCAACATTAAAGCCTGTAGATCAGCGTCTCTGACTTCATTTTTTAGTATGTCTATTTCTCCAAGAGTGAATAACCTTTCACCATTTTCGTCTTGAGCTTTTGTCAAAAGTAAACGAAGAGCAAACTCATTTGCATCATCAGATTTAGCTCCTTTTTGTGCTCTTTCTCTTTCTGCCATTGTTAATGGTGTTACCCATAATTCAAATATGGTTCCATCAGATAATTCAACCTCTTTCTTTGTAGCATCTAAGTTTGCAGCCTTTTTTAAACGATCTATTGCACGAAGCGGTCTTGAGCTAGTAGCCATAATAAGAATTTATGTGCCACTACTATAGCTCAATAGTCAATAAAAAACCCTGCAAGAAGCAGGGTTAGTGGAACATTCCGATTCCGTTACTATTATGTAGAACTTAAGTCGAATGTGGGGAGTCCTGCTGGACGGAAGTTAACTGTTACTTCTTGAGCATCATCAGGGTTAACACTGAAACTTGCAGAAGTTAATGTTGCATCAAAGCTGATTGAACGGCTAAGAGTGTCACTAACAGATCCACCACTAAATACACGGTCTGTATAAAGTTTGAACGCTGCACCGACTTGCTGACGTTGAAGAACGTCTTCTACCAATCTGTTTGATAGAGCTGCGTCTTCGTTTGTCATATATGTAGAAGCAGTACCAGAACCATCACCAAATCCAGCGATGTACTTTCTAAATGGAACGTATTGACCAGGAGCTTGACCAATTGTTGTTACATCAATCTCAGCTCTTTCAATCTCAAAAGTCCACTCTCTTACTTGTCCGATAGAAGCAAAATCGTTGTAATAAACTTGAAATTCGTTAGGAGCTGCTGCTGTTCCAACATCAGTTAGGTTTACATCAGAACCACCATTAGTCGCTGATACTTTTAACGCTCCTGTTGTAGCTGTGTACGCAGTAACGTAATAAGTTGTTCCAGCAGTTAATCCAGCAGGTAATGTTCCTGTTCCTGACGCACCAGTGGAGCTGTCTATGACTTGAAACTTAACTGGATCGCCTACTTTTAGGTTTAAGTAAGTCTGAACCACCATTGTTTCTGTGCCAATAGTGACATCAGCAGGACTGAAAGTACCTGTCGTGCCAGCAGGTTTATAGTAGAGAGCACCTGATGTGCCCGATAGAACAGTAACGGCCATGAGGCTGCTTAGAAAATTTATTTACAGGTTAGCGTGTAATGCCAACTTTTATCAGCTTAGTACAGTTGCTACAAAAGAGGTATCTATTTCACTTTTAAACAAAGGGTTTGATTCAGTACTTGAAAAATCTGGGCCTTCTATTGAACCTAAACGCATATACACACCTGTCGTAGTTTTCTGAGAAGAATTAAGTGTCTCAAGTGTATCTACGGCTGTAGTCATTAATGTTTGATTTCTCGACGGTCCCTTACCTTTTTCTGTAAAAACTTGAATAGTAATTAAACCTCTGGCGTTATCCACGCTTTCTATGAGCGTTGGATCATTTGTTAAGCCAAAATCAATATTTACCTGCACAAATTCACTTGTACTGTTAGGGGGATCAGCAGTTACGTTGTCAAAATAGATTGGTACAGCAGGACTAAGTGCGCCAAACGCTGTTAATAAGGGATTTTCTACAGCAGCCCTAATTTTTTGGTAATTCATCCAAATCCTCTTGTTGCAGTACGACGATCAGACTTTTTCAAAGCCCTATCCATTTCTATTCTAATTGCACGATCCAGCTCTCCTGCTTTTACATATTTTCGGAACCAATTGAGTTTTGCTGTTCTGCTTGGTCTACCTCCTGAACCTGTGTTTATAGAACCTCTTAACTTTGGCGTTAACCTGCTTCCAGAACCTACTTCCCACTTACTACTAGGGAAGTAACCTCCACTTATAAATCCAGGTTCAGGTGTAGGAGGTAAATACATATCTCTTTGAAAGTCAAAGGCTGTCTCTTTGTAGGGAGAGTCATTTTCGATCTCAAATACAACGCTATTTAGGCTAAATATCCCCTTTATTGCTTCTCTACCTGTTGTGGTAGGAAATCGGACACCAGTTGGAGCACCCTTACCACGAAAGTTCCTACATTTAAATGTTTTATGCGTGGGTGTTGTTATTTGCCACGAATTTGAAAAACTACCTGTCCAACTTGGTCCTACTTGCTGTAAGTCACTGATTATTCGGGCAGAAGCAAATGCTGGTCCGTGATAAGCAACAGAAGCAGCAACTCTATCTACCTCTTTTAGGGCTTTCCATAGCTCATTAACAAACTTTGCCATTATTGAGGTCTGACAATGAGAGTGTGAAAAATGGGACTGTCACCTCTTGCTGTACTTACATTTAATACTTTTCCCTCTCTAGTAGCTCCTGCCTGGGGGTATTGCATACGATCCGATTCTGTTGGGTAATAATTTCCTAATTCCGCAGTACCGATGATGACTTTTACATCAGTTGTTTGATACAAACCTTTACTCTCGTTAGTGTTTATGCTCGTTATTACTCCTCTTACAGTGACATTTGTATCGCTTGAAGTTGTTTGCCCTGTAGTTGGGTTGTAAGTAGCAGCCCCAGTTTTTATGTAAGTAAACTCTTGCCCCCATGTTGCAAGAATCTGTTCAGGTACTTTTCCGAAGACATCATCAATTTTTGCCATAATTAACCTCTTACCACCCGTACTTGATAGCCGCCAGCTCCACCAAGACAATAAGCACCAAGATAGGACTGAAGCCAAGGATACACGTCAAAAACATTGTTC